TGAAAGCTCTTTGCAACGTTTAGGAGTTTGACTGTGCCATTTCGAATCCAACATTTCTAAACTCGCTGTTTTATAATCACGTTCTTCAAGTGCCAAAAGCATTTTAACAAATTTTTGCACACCACGTTTTCCAAGTTGAAAACACATTTCAATAATGCAATCTTTAGCAACTATATGTAATTCTTGTATATGCCCTACTAGTTCATCAGTTTCTTTTTCAGCTTTATCTAAATCTTGTTTAAATAATTCTAATAATTGAGCTTTAGGATACTGAACCCCAGGTTCAAAATTATCATTTTTTGTAATTAAGTGGCCGTACCCAATTGTGGCAAGATCCCTGGTATCTAAGTAAACCATATCCCGGTACCCTTCGTGATCTTTAATTCTTTTTTCTACTAGTTGCGATGCCATTATGTATATATCCTTGTTCTAGGTCTTTTGTTAGGTAGCATACGCCCAAATCCTCTTGGTTTAACAACAACAAAACCCCCATGTTTATAATCTTTCGCCCATCTCTTAGCTATTTTTGGTTCATTAGCAAACAAAAACTTTCGTTGTTTCTCTGATTTAAAGGGCATTACTTTTTCTTTTTAGGAAAACCTTTTTTCATATTAGCATAGGCTTTTTTACTAATAGTAGATTTCTTTTTTGACCTACTTGTGCCTGCTTTTTTTCTTTTATTTATATTAGCGTATAAGCCTTTTTTAGCCATTACTTAGTTAAGCCTTTGGCCTTCTCAAAACTTCTCAAGCTGGCGACGCCGAGCATTGAAGTAACAATTGCTAGTAAGGGCCCAGTTTGAATTTCTGGAGCCGTTAAGTTTAATCCTGCAAATTTAGAATACCATTCAATTGCTGGAGAAAGAATAAATTCAAAGGCAAGCGCAAAGCCTCCGCACCAACCTATAAACGGCCTCCAGCCAGAAACAAAAATTGATCGATGACCTGCTTCTTTTGCATTGACATTTATTTGTTTTTCAGCGAGTTTTTGTTTGATACGCTGCATCAATATTTTTTTGTCAAGCCGTTCCTCATCTGAGGTATGCAAGTCATCGACCACTTTAGAAATAGTTTTTAACGCACCACCTTGGCCTCCTAAGATTCCTTGAATGATGCCTAACATTTATACAGCTCCTGAAATTTTTCCTAGAACTATAATTACTACGAGAGCAACGATACCGGCTTTAATCCAGTCCTTCATTCCCCAGTCACTCCACTCTTTCAAGTGAGCCCATACATCTTTTAAAAGTTTCATAAAACCTCCTTTAAAAAAAACAGTCTACCTTAATAGTTCAATGTTCGCAAGAATTACAATGACAGTCTTCTTTACTACAACAAGACCCTACTTTACTGCAATGGCAGTCATGCCCGCAGATTTTGCAGTCCACTAAAATAAGCCCTTAAAAGGAACCTTTTTAATTTGTGCTTTACTTCTTTGGCCTTTTGGTCCAGCACCTAGGTTTTGTGTAACTTTTGGTCCTTCCATACTAGCCGTATATACATCAACAATTTCTTGTTTATTTACATGAGAACCCGCATAAGGGTTCATATCTGTTGAAACAGTCATCTTTGCATTTGGATATAATGATCCATTTACAAATTTTGGTTTTGGGTTATTTAATGCCATTATATCTCCTTTAGTGATATGTTATTTGTTCAGTTTCTATTATAAAACTTTTATTAGCAAAATCAAATAAGATTTCTGCATCTTTTGTTCCAACCTCTTCTATAAGAATAAGTTTGGCTACATTTAATAAGGCTCCTGAAAAATCTATAGGGTTAATCTTTTCTTTTTCTATAAGATCTCTAGCTTTATTATACACCTCATTAATTAGTTTATCTTCTTTAATTGTCATATTTCAATTTCTTTTGTTTAGTTTGTTGATCCATTTTCTTTAAACTTACTCTGGCTCTCATTTCAGCGATATCTTCTATAGAATCTATCTTTTGTTCTTGAAGATTTTCTTTTTGTTTAAACTTCATTTGATCTAAAGCTATTTTTTCTTTTCCTTCATTTACTTTACGTTGAACTTCGGATGCCTGAATCTCTAATTCTTTTTCACGGAGCTGTACTAATTGATCAGCGCCATCTGTCTCGTCTAAAAACTCTTGTTCTTCTGCTACCATATTATTAGTCATCTCAGCGATACGCACAGCAATTTGTGATTCTATTTGCGCTTGCGCTTGTTGCATTTGTTGTTGTATCTGCGGATTTTGTGCAGCGCCCGGCTGTTGCATCTGCATCTGCATTTGTTGCATCTGTGGTCCTACTTGTTCCATAATTTCCTGTCTTGCCATTAATGCCACATGTTCTGAGATATGTCCTTGAAATAATGCCAACACTTGTAAGTTAGCTTTAACAAGAGAACTAGACATAAAGGCTCTATGTGCATCTATGTGTGCTTGATGATTCTGTCCTTCAAATGCTCTTAAAGGTTTTAATCCTAATCCCATAGCGTTTTCTACACCAGGGTCTATAGGTTGAGGAGCGGGAGGAGGAGGAAGTAAAGCTTCAATGTTTTGAACATTCAATGCTTGATACATACGGCGATACGCCTCATAAAGATCATGCTGTTCCGGGGCCGCTTGCGCCAATTGCAATTGCATTTGTGCTAGTGCCACACGTTGTGACATCGAAAACATATTTGGATCTGAAACTGGAATAATATCAACACGGTCATCAAAATCCGTTTGTTTGATCATTTGATTGCCACCCACTACCATATATGGATATTCGGGAGGGAGGAATGTACCGAAAACTATAGCTAGTAATTTAAATTCATGTTTTTGTGCGTAATGTAAACGTTTATGAATTGCACTCATTACTTTAGCGCCTTGTTCCATCATGGCTAGGGTGGTTCCGACCGGAGCGTTTGTATTACCCTCCGAAATTTTCATGTCTGCTACTGCAGCGAATTTTTGTCCAGCATCTACACAGAAACCCAATAATGAAAATAATGTTTGATCGGGTCCTTTATAAGGAAGAGGCATTAATCCTGAACGCAAGTCTCCACTTGGTGCATCTATATCTCTAAATTCTCCTGGCTGAATAGGGGTGTCATCACCTGAAATTCTAATTCCTCTGGCTTTAAATCCTGCTGGTAAATTTGATAACGTTCCGGCGTCAATAAGCTGACGAAGCGTGGAGGTAGCCGTTCTTGATAGGCCCCCGAGCATATGGATAAGACCAAACCCGTAAAAACCCAAACCTGGAAGAAATTTATAGTGAACGAAGTATTCGATTTTTTTTCTAAGGGGGTCGTCTTCTTTATAGTTCCTGTAAATAGATAAAACTTTATTGGAACCCTCATCAACAGTAACGACATATGGCACCTTAATACCAGTAGGTTCCCCAGATTCTGCATCTTGATCTTCGAATCCTTCTATGTCTAAATCGCAATGTATTTCAAATAAGGTATATACATTTTCTTCGTAGGAAACTTTGTTAACGCCCTCTAATTGATTGTATTTTTTTTGTATTGATGTTTCTTCATTACTAGTTTGAACATCAACATCTCTATAAAACCCGGCAACCTGCTGTTTTAATAAATCATTCTCTGAAATTTTTACAATATGAGTAACACGTTCTGCTGATTGTAAATCTGTTGCTAAATAATTAACTACTAAATCTTCACTTGGTATAAATTTAGATACCGCTGCTTGTCTTGTAGCATCATAATAAACTTTTTTAAAAGCAGATCCTGCAAGTGGAAGGTGAAATAGCAATTGATCCATATCTGGAGTGTACTCTTGCATCTTATTTGTAATTTGATAGTTCATATACTCTTGAACTCTGTCTGCTTGCGCAATAATTTCTGGTGTTTCTTCTCCTAAGATCTGTGTTTTAACAGGTCCTGCGGGTGGTAATAGCTCTTTAAAAGCTTGAGCTTGAAATTGTGTTACTGATTCCGCTAACATCGGGTGTGTTACGCTGCTTGCTCCTTGAAAAGGCTGCGATCTTTCCTGATATTTAAAACCTAATAGATCTAATCCTTTTGTATATGAAAACTCCCATTCGTGCCGTGATTCACGGTCCGCTTTAAATTCACCTACTATCTCGTTAGATATCTCATTAAGAACGCCATCTTTTAAAAATTCTGATAAATTATCTGCAAATCCTGCTTCGGTAGGCATGTCATTAGGATCAAAATCAATAACTGCTCCACCTTCTTCTGTTTCTTGTATTTCTATTTCTTCATCAAATTGTTCAGCGAAAGGAGTTTGTTTAATTCCTACTTGCGCTTCTTCATCAATTGTTAGATCGGGGTTAGATACTCCTGTAATTCTTTTATCGATGGCCATTATCTTTTCGCCTTTCCGTAGCCACGTTTAGCTAGTCCACCTGATTTCATTTTAATAACGGAGCCTTCTGCTGAACCCTTGGCTGCTGCGCCTGGGATCACGGAACCCTGTGCACTGCTCTTAGCTTTTGCTCCTTTAATCACGGAGCCCTGTGCTGAACTTGACACTTTTCCGCCATCTTTATAATTAGGATTCATATTGAATAACTCTGCTTTAAGAATTTGTATTTGATCATCATCCTCT